TTGACCGCTTTTCCCCATTTGGTATCGCAAAAATCAAAACTCGTGGGTATTGGACGTTAAACCAGTTTACAAACCCGACTTGCTCAGAATGCTCAGAAGGGGATGTCGGAATAACTAAAGTCAACTTTTTCACGCTTTTTCTCCTGACTATAATCTAGCTGCACAATCTCTTTGAACCTTGGGTCATGGCTGGATGGTTTTACCTTTATGCGGCTTGGCGTGATCCAAAAGCTGCACTCATCAAGAGCCTGTTGTGTTGTGGTGGCAGATGCCCCCAGAGCCGACCTGCGTGATGTATATCGGCTTGCAGCATACCCCCCGTGATCTGGGCATAGCCACTCACTAACGCCCGTCAGGCCGCAGTAGTAAGTCACCTTAACGCTGTCAGGCTTCCCCTCCTTACGGTGCCGTGCGTACAGCACATCCTCAACATCAAGCCACTCAGCCTGCACCTGCGACGATAGCATGGCCCCACCATAGCTAACCGCAGCGTGGTTTAATGTCGGCGCTGGGAATTGAAACCCACACTCAGGGCAGATCTGCGTGGCCGCGTGGACAATCATCTGACATGATTCGCATGTCTTCACAGGCGCATCACCCTCCCCAGCGCCAGCCGATTTATCCTTTGGCTTAACCTGATCAATAAACCCGTGCCGCTCGACATTCTGGCCGTAATCCAACACAAGGCAATTCTCCTTGCCTTCGGACAATCTTGTCCCACGGCCCACCATCTGGACGTATAGGCCCGTGCTGGCGGTTGCCCGAACCAATGCAACCAAATCAACAGACGGCGCATCAAAGCCCGTGGTTAGCACGTTTACGTTAATCAGGCAGCGGGTCTGGCCCGACTTGAATTTAGCCAGTGTGCTGTTGCGTTTGTTCTTTCCGTCCTCACCCGTCACAAGATCCACTTCAATCCCGTGAACCTCGAACTGCTCTTTTAGCATTCCAGCGTGGTTTACCCCACTGGCAAACACCAGCCAGCTTTTACGATTAGCACCAAGTCGAACGATCTCCTCAACAGTGGCGTTCACCAATTCAGGATCAGACGCGGCAACTGCCAAATCATGCTCGACAAACTCACCCCCGCGTTTCTTAACATTGGTCAAGTCAATCTGTCTCATGCCGCCCTTGCTGATGACGGGCGATAGGTAGCCCTGCTCCATTAGCATACCCACTGAAATATTGTAGGCAATCCCATCAAAGATCGCTCCATCCCCCTTGTGCAAGTATCCACTGTCCAATCGATATGGAGTGGCCGTCAGGCCCACCACCTTTACGTCTGGATTGCAAATCTTCAGGTCATCAATAAAGCTGCCGTATCTCGTTGTCGTATTGGCAGGCAGCATATGTGCCTCATCAATTATAACCAAATCAGGAGCTGGAACCATCTTGTATGCCATCTTATAGATCGACTGAATGCCGCCAAAGGTAATTGGACGGTCTATAACCTTCTGACCAATAGACGCGCTGTAAAAGCCAAAGTCAGCCTCTGGGTATAATTGCTTCAATCCATCCGCACCCTGCTCCAAAAGCTCCTTGACGTGCGCCAAAATCAAAACCCGTGTGCCAGTAAAACCCATTGCATCCTTTACGATCTGCGCGATAATCGCAGTCTTGCCAGACCCAGTTGGCGCGACAATCAGTGGGTTTTCCCCCGCCTTGCCAGCCCAGTAATTGTATAGTCCATCCACAGCCTCGCGCTGGTAATCTCTCAATTCAAAGGTCATCAGCGCAGCCTCCATTGCGTAAACCCAAACCAGACGTCCTCAATTGGCGTCAATATATCTTGATCCGCAACCCAGCACGGCCCCCTGCCTAAATCCACTTCTATTGCATCAGTCTTAAATCTATCTCTGCCCATGCCGCCAATAACGCGCATCACATCCTCTTCGTCTGATGCCGTAACCAATATGGCATACTCAGCAACAAACGCATCCAAAGACTTAAACAACAGCTTTCCTGTCTGATAAAATGTAGACTTCACATCAATACCAATGTCATCTGCCCAGATGTCCGCGCCGCTATCGATCCCAAGCGCGGACGCCCTGTATGGAAGATTCAAGATTTTTGCCACGGCTATCTCAGCCTTAACGCCAAGCAGATCGATGTCGCCGTCTGACCTATTATCTCTGCGTTGGTTAGCAACCCCACTAGCCCGTGCCAGTTGCCACCGTAGTGACGCAGCCTGCTTCGCCTCTGAGATTTCTGATCGCGTCAATCTGATGTTCAAAATTTTATCAACATCAATCGCCATCACTGCATCCTTCCGTCATCTTCATCCAGAATTTCACGGAGTATTTCCTTGTACTCTTCCACAACAAAAAGCAAACTCACCTCGTTTCTGCCGGGTATATTGCGTCTGATTTGTTCGACCCTATCGATCTCTCGTTCAAACACTTTTTTGATGCGTTCCCGTAATATCTCTTCGCACATCATTTCATCCTTCCGTCAAATATCTCTTGGCTGTTGCCCTGATTTCGAATCAACTCTCCAGTGTCCTGATCTTCATATTCAACAAAATCATCACCAGCATCGACCACAACCAAATCTTTTGGCATGATCTGGGGGATGTACAGATGCTCGCTGCACGTCACTACAGGCTTGCCCTTGGCGCAGCTCCACGTTCCATTCCTCTCAGGTGTCACATGGCTGCACGTCCGACAGCTCACCTCTGGGATTTTGCACCCGTGGCAAACCGCAAAGTATGAACAAAACTTACACCGCCAGTCGCCTG